CGCGCGAAGTTCTCGCGATACAGGTCGGGGCCATCGTCGCTATCCCACCAGCCGAAGTGACGCGGATAGTCGTTCAGCGTGATGCCGAGTTCGCCCGCGTACCAGTCGCGCACGATGCCGTAGCAGTCATGCACGCCATGCACGAAGCTGCGCCCGACGAACGGTGCCAGATAGGGCACCGGCTCGTTGACGGTGTAGGAGCCGAGCGGGTGGTTGACGATGATCCACGGCAGGCCGGTCTGCGCCATCGACGTGCGGTCGGCATCGGTGGGCGTGGGCGGCGCATAGACGTGCGAGTGCGCATAGGCGACGACCTCGCCCGCGTCCTCGGCCTGCGCCGCATCCTCGGGATCGATCATGAACTGGTCGCTCTGGTGCGCGAGGTTGCGGCACGGCATGTACTGCAGCGCGCCGTCCGCCTTGCGCACGACGAGGCCGCAGCACTCGCGCGGGGCCTGCGAGCCTGCGTGAAGCTGGATCATCGGCAGCACGCTGGTGAAGTCGGTGGTCATCCCGTATCTCCTCACCGATAGGCCGACGCGCCCGGGAACGCACCGAAGGGCAACCATCCCGCCGCGCCGAAGCGCATCTTGCAGGAGGTGAGCCGCTTGCCGCAGACGTCGCGGTTCGGATCGCTGGTCGGGTTGTCGTTGGCGTCCGCCACCGGCCCGCCCGCATAGCCGCAGCCGTCGCCGCGATACTTCCACGGACACGAGTTGCGGATGATCTGGCGGCGGGGCAGTTGCACGCCCTGCACATCGAAGGCGACCGCCAGTTCGAACTCGACGGTCTGCGGGTCTTCGCGCGCCTTCTGGTTGACGAAAAACAGATCGTCGGGAAAGTACGCGTTCGGGTCCGCGTCGGGATTGGTGCCGCCCGCGAAGTTCGCCGCATCGAGATAGCGCGCGAGCGTGCGTCGGCGCAGCACCTTCGCGCCGACCATATCGCCGTACAGGCGGCACAGCGCGCTGATGATGCCCGTCACGTTCGACACGACCAGCTTCGGGCGCGGCAGCGGGCCTTGCCCCTTCATCTCGAAGCCGGTCGCGGCGACGGGATAGCGCTGGTACGTGATGCCCTGCCAGATCACGTCGCCACCGATCTCGTTGGTGCCCGCGTGCATGTAGACGGTGGGTGCGCTAAAGCGTGAGAGGTCGAGCACGAATAGCTCGATCACGGCACCCGGCGAAAGCTCCTGCGCTGCGCCCCGGATGTTCATACATGCACCTGCTGGAACTTGGCGCTGACGTTCATCGCGCGCGCGCCGCTGTTGAGCATGTCGCCATAGCTCCACGACCATGACGGGCAGATCACGTCGAGCACGGTCGAGGTACGCGGTGGCGTCCAGTTGAACACGTCGACGCCATTGCGCGCCGAGAGGAAGTCGAGCACGGCCTGCGCGCGCGCCTCGGTGATGTTGTTCAGCGCCACGCTCCACATCTGGTCCTGCGTGTTGATGCCAGCAGGACGGCGCTGCGCATAGCCGTCACCGAACTGCGCGATACGCACGCGCGGCTCGACCTCGGCAGATGCGGTCGTGACGCACCAGTCGAAGATCAGGCCGGTGGCCTTCGGCGTCGTGCGCTTCCAGTGCGCGAGCCATTCATCGAAGGTAGTCGTGATCATGATGCGAGCAGACCTCCCGTGCGTTTCTCCGTGGCGATCACCTGCCGCACGATCATGGCGATGCGTTTGGCGAGTTCGACGGCCTTCGCGCCGTCGCCATCTGCGGTGGTTGCGCCGGTGTCCGCGTTGACGTTGATGACGATCGAGGTGGGGCTGTCCGAGCCGCTGCCCGTCACCACGCGACCGGGTGCGTTCGGCACGAAGTACTCGCCACGCAGCGGCGTCTCGTTGACGCGATACATCGAGCCTGCCTGCACCGGGCCACCGGCCATGCGATTGCCCGAGAACAGACCCGCGAGCACGCCCGTCCAGCCGCTGTTATTGATCGAGCCGACCAGCGGCTCGAAGATGTTTTTGTAGACGAGCAGCTTCGCGATGTCCTTGAGCATCGCCGTCACCATCTCGGAGAAGCTCACGCTCGCGTCCTTCGTCGAGAACATGAAGTCGACCAGCGCGTCGCTCGACTTCTTGCCGAAGCCTTCGATCGCCTGCTGCAGCGACTTGATCTGCTCGGTCATCGGATTGGTCTTGTCGAGCGCGTCCTGCATCTTCTTCGCCTGCAGTTCCTGCGCGGCGGCAAGCTGCCCGGTCGAAAGGAACCCGGCCTTCTGCGCCTCGACCAGTTGCTCCATCGTGCGCACGTACTCGCGCGTCGGATCGAGCGCATCGAGCGTCGAGTCGGCCAGCGCGCGCAATCCCTCGACGCGCGCGATCTCGGCCTTGTCGGCGTCGTCGCGCACCTTCTGCAGTTCCTCCTCTGCCTTCTTCGCGGCCTCGTTGGCGGCGGTCATGTCGAGCGTGGCCTGCTTGAGGTCGGTGAGGTTGCGCTGCTGCTCGGTGGTGAACTTGGCGAACTTCGGATCGGTGAGCAGCATCAGCATCTCGTCGCCATTGGCCTGCGCGCGACGGAACTCCTCCTGCATCGAGGCGAGCATCTGCCCGTACTCGTCGACCTCCTTCTTCGCCTTCTTCGCGGCCTTCGCGTTCGAGTCGAGCGCAGCGGTGAACTTGAGCACCGGCTTGTCGTCCCATCCGCCAGAGCGATTGCCGAGATCGAAGGGATTGTTCGCCGCCTCGCGCTGGCGGTTCCTCGCGCCCTGTATCTGGTCGTAGAGGGCCTGTTCCTCCGCGATCGATTTCTGGAATGCGTCGCGCGTGGTCTGCATGGCCTGCTTGAAGTCGCCCGCGAAGAACTGCTTCACGGCCACGCCATAGCCCTGCAGTTCGCGCCACGCGATCGCGATCTCGCTGGCAAGCTGCGTCACGTCGAGGATCAGGTCGCTCACGGCGGTGCCGATGCCGATCAGCACGTCATTCCACAGGTTGCCGTCCTGCGTGGCCTGAAAGATCGTCCCGACAAGCGTGTCGAGCGCAGGCGTGAGTTGCGCGGCGATCACCGCGAACGCGCCCTCGGACACCTTCGATAGCCGCGTGAAGTTGTCGTTCAGGTCGGACATCGCCTGCGCGGTCTGCGTCGACACGATCAGGCCGAGCTTTTCCGCTTCCGCGCGGGCCTGCGCGATGCCTTCCGCGCCACCATTGAGCAGCGGGATCAGCGCCTGCCCCTGCTTGCCGAAGATCTGCTGTGCGGCGGCGGCCTTCTCGGCACCGTCCGCGAACTGCGAGAACGCGCCCGCGATCTTTTCGAACGCGGCGGACGGGTCCATGCCCTGAAGCTCCTTGACGTTCAGGCCGAGCGCCTTGAACGCGGCAGCGGAGTCGGAGGCAGGATCGCGCGCGTCGAGCAGCGCCTTGTTGAGACCCTTGAACGCGGTGGTGAGATCTTCGGTCGACACGCCCGCGAACTCGCCCGCATAGGTGAGCGCCGACAGCGCCTCGGTGGTGGTGCCGATGCGCTGCGCGAGCTTGCCGAGCGCGTCGGCCTGATCGATGGCGCTCTTGATGCCGCTGGCAAAGCCCTTTGCAAACTCGATCGCGTACTGCACGCCCTGCAGCGCGGCGATGCCAGCGACCGCCGTCTGGATGCCCTTGAGCGAATCAGTGATCGTGCTCGTGGCCTTCGACATGTCCTGCCGAAGGTGCGCCACGTCAGCGGCGAGTTCAAAGATCAGCGAACCGGCAGAAGCCATGCTTTACCCCCACGCTGCAATTTCATCCTCGACCGACAGCACTTCGGCGTCATCCACCGCGCTCTTGCCGAAGCCGAAGAGAAAACCTGCCCACATGAAAAGCTCGTTTGAATCCATGCGCGCTTCAACTTCCCCGGCCGTCATGTGCAGGTGCGAGGCCACCGCAAAGACGAGGCGCGTCACCGGGTCGTTCAGGCTTTTTTTGCGTCGGCGGGCCGGTGGCCGCAGAGCAGCACCGCCTGATCGACGAGCGCACGCAGATCCGGCATCACGTGTGCAGGCAGGCCCGCGATCGCGGACATCGTGAAGCGCTCGCCGTTCGGGCCGCGCGCCATCTCGCACAGCAGTTCGTAACCGAAGTCCTCGGGCTTTTCAGAGTCGAGCTTCGCGGAGATCTCGCGAAACCGTTTTACGTTCATCGCGCGCAGCGTGACCGTACCGAAGGAGTCAGTTTCGAGGACTGCCTCCTTCGGCTGGACAACGAAAATCTTGTCGCGCGGAACCGGAAGCCGATCGTTCATCACTGCCTCCTCAGACCGCAGTCACATCGACGGTGCCCGCTGCCGACGCACTGCCTGCGACGCCCGCCACGGTCGGCGTCACGCTGACCGCGAATTCGCCCGCTGCCGCATAGCTGTGCGGTGCCGTGAGCGCCGACACGCGCTCGGCGGAACCGCCATCGCCCCAATCGACGTCGAAGTAGTCGGCGGTGCCGTTCTCCTCGGTGAGCGTGAGCGTGACCGGCAGCGGTGCGACGCCACTGGTCGGTGCCACCGAAGCCGTGAGCGCATAGGGCGGTGCCGAGACCGTGACCGCGTTCTGCGCCTTGAACGGTGCGGTGGCCGAGCCTGCGATCGTCGCGACCACGCTCGGCGTATAGCTGCCCGCTTTCGTATAGGAGTGCGGCGCGACCTTCGTCGTCACCTGCTCGACGGGCGTGCCGTCCTTCCAGTTGATCGCGTAGCCCGTCGCCTGCCCACCCGCCTCGTTGAGCGTGAGCGTCACTTCGAGCGGGGCCTCGCCGCTGGTCTTGTCCAGCATCGGGATCAGCACATAGTTCGCGGTGTCCTGCCCGGGCGGCATGGTGAGCACGTCCGCACCCGTGATCTTCAGCGTGGCCGAACCCTGCACGGCCTGATCGACGCCACCGGACTCGTTGACCGACTGCACGATCACCGGCAGCGTGCGCACCGCCTTGTTCCGGTAGACGATCTCGAACATGCGCGTCTTGCCATCCTTCTGTGCATCGCGCAATTCCTGATAGTCCGGGTCGGTCGGATCGATGAAGAAGTCGAACGTGAGCGTGCCCGGGTCACCGAAGCCCACCAGCGAGGTCTTTTCGTCGTCGCACAGCGTCGTCGTGTCGATATCGGCAGCGGCGTTCTGGTTGATCTGATAGGACACCGCGCAGACGTCGATGTACGCGCGCAGCAGCCACGCGGCATTTGCGCCGAACGGATCATCCTCG